TATGATTGCCAGAGTCAGTGCATGCCTCATTTGTGAGGCTTATAGCAGGTTGCGCTGTGATATTTATCGTTGTGTTATACGCAGCTTCAGCGGCCATAGTTCACTCCTGTGTCTATTAAACTATGGTTACGTTTCCAGACAACTTCATGCTCCAATCGATCGTTACGAGCCCTTTTACATCACTTTTGACGTTCACGTCTGTGATGAGACATGGCATAGCGTAGGTATTAGCGCCTGCATTGCCAATCGTGAATGTGAAAGTTGTGATAGTGCGAGCATAGAAATTGGTCTCAATGGTGCTTTGGCCCGTATCGGCCTTGTCATACTGGCCGCTGCACTTGTAGTCACCACTGAGCAAGCCGCCGATGTACGACTCAGTTCCTGGAGTGCTCGCTGAAAATGACGTTGTGTCTAATGCTGCTATTTTTGTCGATAGGTCTTGGCTTTTAACGTTATTAACAACTGTGCTTGCCACTTTCACAGTACTTAAGTATCCCGCCGTTGCTGCCATAATTGCCTCCTATGCTTCTTGCGTGAACGTTGCGTATTGGCACATGAAGCGCCGTATACGCTCATCGCCTGGATCTGACAATGGCTGACCAAGAGAATACAGTGTATAGACATGAGCATGTGTTGCCAAATTTAAAGGCTGTTGATCGAATAAGGCATTGACGACATTCAAAATGTCATAGCACTCCTTGTAGCCGCCATAGATGCTCCATATATCTACCTGTATAGTCGATGCATAGCCTCGTGTGCCAAATACGTTATCTGGCCTCTCACCAGAACCTGAGAAGATCGTGATGTATGGAAATGCTGGGTTTTCTGGCTGGTACCCAAAGTCGAATATGCCAGTCACGCCCAGTGCTGCAAGGTCCGATTGAAGCGCTCCGCTTGGCATCAGCTTTGCATAGAATGCTGTTTGCAATTCTGGCAATGATGTGCGTGTTGCTGTCATCCGCCAATCCCTTGCAGTAAATGCTGCTTTGCTGTTTCATACGCAGGAAACATAAACGGCTGAGGAGGCATTTTAGATGTGCCAAACTCAATATAGACACTATGGTCACTGTCATTGACTACTTCGCACTCTAGATACCCAGGAAGATATGCAGTTGCATCTCGCATTTCTCCGGTGTCTACAGCAGCACCAGCAATCGCCAAGTCTTCGCATTCCATACCAGCATCTTGGATCAGGCCATCAATCTCAAGCTCAAACGCGATAATATCATCACCAATTGCCGCCATTGTGGCTTCAATGCCAACGATTTCAATGCTCATTCCTGGCTCCCCCTCGAAAATCGTCGAGTATCCAGGTTATTTACTTCCACCTCAGCATCTGCAACGATATCGATCATCGGCCTCGTGATGGTGATTTTGGCTTTAATCGGGTCCTTGTTCACACCAATACTTATCTCGATGTTCGTCACACCATCGATGAGTTCACCTGTCTCAGCATTGGTGATTTTTGTGGCATATGCTGGCCCGCCATCGTTTACAATGCGAACGCGAAGCGGCTTTTCGTTCTGCTCAGGGCTCATCCTGTACCACCTCGCTATCGGAAGCCTTGACCTCATGACGCCGCCAGCCGCTTTGTGCTTGTATCGATCTGCCAAGCCGCATTGTCAATTGAGCAAGCATCGAATTGGCAACATCGGGATCAAGATGCATTAGCTCTTCTCTGATGCGTTGCCTGATTTCTTGCTCGTTGATAATATCTTGGTGACAATGCGGACAATGCATGATCAATACTCCTACTAAATTAAAACATCACTTCCACACAACAGTGACATCCATTGCACCTGTTGTTATTTTGATAGTCAATCCGGTAGCAAAGGCAACGTCGTACGTCACAGTGAATGGAGGCATGGCAGTAACAGTACCGACCGTCATGATACCTATTACAGGCGTGGTGTTCGTGAGCGCGTCATCGGCTTCAAGAGTACCTGCCACAGGCGTATTAACAACAATGGCATGTAATATTCCAGCACCTGTCTTGATCAGTGTCGTACCTGTGCCAGCGAGATGGGTATAATTGTACCCACCAATGGTAACGGTGCCTTGTACTCCCACAGTAACGGGTTTGAAAATTGCCGATGCGGCAGCCCATGGCTTAGAAGCTGCTATTGTGGCTTGTGGTATCAAAGGCGCATTGTTGGATTGGTACTGTGACAATGATGCAAATGAGAACAGGCCTGATGGAGTCGTTGTATTCAGTGAGGCATCAACTGTCCAGCTTGTCCCTGTTACGGCTGTTACGGCCTCTGCTGTAGTGCCAACACCTACGCCCAGAAAGGCCAATGAGTTAGGAGAGGAAGAAGCAAGAGCTGATGTGGATGCCGTTGTGCCGGTGCCAGTGCCGCTTGACGACTGATCAGGCTGTGCTGTGACCTGCGCAAGCAGACCGCTTACCTCATAGATCTCCATGCCCATGGATGCGGTAGTGCCAGCATTGGTAACAGTGACCGTATTGGCCCCTGCCACGATGTTAACCGCATAGAAGATGGCAGTTTCGAATGTTGTACTGTTAGGTGCTGTTACGGCCTGGGTGTAGGTGTTGCCAGCACTGTCCGCAACGGTCATCGCCGTGCCATTACCACAACCACACACGACAACGATAGAGTTGCCAGCAACATTGGCTGTGGTGAATGCCTTTGCTAGCGTAGCTACTGAGCCTGTACTTGCAGCGTTGGCTTTTTGTACAATAGCTGGCGTGCAGGATATGTTTACAGATCCGTCCGCGTTTACTTTGACTTCTTGTGTCGGAATCACTGAGTCAGCAACATTCACGTTTGCCACTGGCTGAAATGGAGTAACTGGTAACGCCGTCATCTTTATTTGCTCCTTGTATGCTAAAGCGATCCTTGCGCTTGCTGCTCTTCTGCCAATATTTGTATCGTTGTATGCGCCTCTGCTGGCTGTATAATATTGCGAATGTTGTAAATACGAGATCTATACAATATCCGCATTGATGCATCAATGTTCTGTGAAGGCCTGTATCGTATCAAGAACTCGGATAGAGTTGACGTATAAGTTTGCTGAGCTACGATCTTCTCCGTACCCTTCCAAGGTTTGATATGCGCCCACGTCTTGATATAGGCTGTCCAAGTCTTTGCACTGCCACCCATTGCATCAACAGTATTCACAAGCGTTTGTATGGTGATAGATCTATTGAAAGCTCCTGATCCTACTGTTGTGTCTGCTGCACTCAATACGTCTGCCATTACTGCCAGCTCACTCTCTTTGCTAAAAGCTTGTTGGTAATTTGCTGCAACTGGGCAGTATCACCAGCGCCTTCGCGATATTGGTACCAGAAACCTACGAGTTCCAGCATTGGCTGCATGAGATCCCACGGTAGCGAATAAGACTGCACAGCGTCATAGCCTGCATAATAGGTAAACTTATAAAAATTGGCAGTAACTGGCGTTTGAAAGTAAAATCGTGCAGGCTCCGATGTATCGTCAAGCCATGTTGCAGGCGGCGTGATTGAAAAGTTCGTCCAGTTATCAAATGCCGTGATCTTCGTCTGTACAGTGATTGGTTGAGCAGATTGCACAGGAGGCATTGGCAGATCAAAGTAGAACTGGGCTGGGCCAAAGGGATTGGCACCCAATTGCTCATTGAAAATGTACCAATTCGGCCCTTCAGTGATCGGACCGCTCAGTACACCTCCAATGGGTCTCTCGATTGTCTCTATAACCTGTATCTGCTGGGTAGCCAGAGCACGGCCTGTGATCGTTTCTGCCTCTGATCGTGCACGAGATATTAGAGACGCAATGGTCAGGTCATCATCGTCGAAATCAACACGCAGGTATGCTTTAGCAGCAGAAAGCGTGATTGGCTCTATTGAGACCGGAGTGATGACCTTCCATTTGGTGCTCATTGTTTTTCCTTAAACACGACTTGGAGCGAAACGCGGGCGTCCTGTGAGAATAACAGCATCAAACAGCAAATTTGCTGAAGACGATGTTGATGTCAATCTGATGTAGCGCTTGGCTCCGATATAGCCAACTCTCCAGTTGATTGCCGTTCCTGCACTAGAGATTGCGGTTGGTTGTGCGTTGCCGACTGCGACTGGAGTATGGTCGGTTGCCGATGTAGCGCTCCAAGCGATAAGGTCAGCATTAGCAACGGTGTTTGGCGTTACGGCGTCGGCAGACTCCTCAATAACGGGTGTTAATGTCCCGCTGGTGTAAGTACTGCAAATGATCTGCACACAGGCACCATCGAAGCCTTGCAGGTCAACCCACGGGCTGGTTTGTGTGGTCGTAATGGAAGGAGGGGCAGTCAACCCAGTGTAGAAGCTCCCAACCTCTGATACTACGTCTCTCATGTCATTTATCCTTTTGTTTGTTGTTATTCATTCACAACGTGCAATAATCAGCTAACAGCCACTTTAAGGCATCTAAAACTTTCTGGGATCAGAACATCAGCTCCTACGCGCTGTCGAGCGATAAAGCCGATTAAGCCAGAAGCAGCATATAGCTCATTAAGCTGCTGCATGCTCATCATCACTCGATCGACAATCATGTAGTTTTTGAAGTCTCCAACGATGATAGGGTAGGCGTTGGCTGCTATTTCTGGCATATCAGGCATTTCAAGGTACGGCCTATCATAGATTGTGCTGGGAAGGTTGCTACCAGCAAAGGGCTGCCACAATGGGCGATTTTGCGAGTCCTTCAGTAAGCGAATTGAATTGAGTGTTGCACGTGTCATGATCCAAGTGGCATTAGGAGCATAGTCAGCTTTAAGGTCCATGAAAACATTCAATATGCAGTCTGCTGTGATGGTCGTGGCATTGCCAGAGGGAACATAGGGCACCGCATCAGTCACGTTGTTCTTGCCAGCAGATCCACCTGTGTAGCCAGAAGAAGCTTTGATCGGGTAGCTCAGAATGCCGCGTGGCTTTGCGTTGCCATCACCAGAAATGAAGGCCGCACCTTCAGTTTTCGCGAATTGCAGTGTGAGGCGCTCTTTGATGAAGTCTTCGAGGTTGAACTGAGAGTCTTCAATATTCTGCTGAGAGAGCAGGAGCAAGCCACGCATCTCGTGTACTGGTATGGTGATCATGCCAACGGATGGCGTACTGGAGTTGGAGAACGACGCCTGCTCAGTTGACCAGTAGGCTGTTGTATCAGCAGCCAATGCTGGTATTTGGATCTTCTCCGCACTCGTTGTCTGCACACGACAGATGCCACGCATTTTAGAGATGAGCAATTTGTACGCTTGCAGCTCATCCATGAAATCGGTAGAAGCGAAGAAGCCACCAGTTGTTGCGTCGCCTGCATAGAGAGTTTTGCGCTCTGCTGGCATGTAGGCTTGCAAGATGTATTCTTTCTCTTCTTTAGTCATCAAGTCGAATTTACCAGCACTCCTGATAGCTTTGGCAAAAGCTTGGTGATGTGCACTTCGCTCTTTCTTGCCATCTTTGCCATTGAGAGGAGGACGCTGGTTCGACAGCCTGTACTCGTCGAGAGACTTCGTGGTGTTGCCAATGGCCGTCTCTAGCTCGGAGATACGATTGCCGATCTTTTCAATGCTCTCTTTGTATTCAGCAGGCATTTGGCCAGTCTTGGAGGTCAATTCCTCTCCAAGCTTCTTCTGCTCAACATCAAGAACATCTACGCGACTTCTTAGGTCGTGCGTGAGAGTCTTGATCTCGGTGATGTAATCTGCTATTGCCATTATGTTTAACATCCTTATGTATATTTGTGCTTACGTCATGTCGTCATAAGTTAGCGAAGTTCTTGGAGCAATGAGGCCAATGCCAGCTCGAGTTCTCTTTCATCCTCATCCACAGTGCTTTTTTGCGAGTGCGGCTGGGGGCTACGTGTCTCATGAGACGGGGTAGCATGATTACTCTTGCCTTCCTGTTGACCATCATCAGGCTTGCCAGGATCATCGCCTTCGTATGGCTTCTCAGCACCTTGCATGGTGTTTGCGAAGTCGTCTGCTGCTGTCCGTACGGCTTTTGTATGTTCTTTCATGATATCGAATGCTTTGTCGGCATGGTCATGCATCGCTTCAGCAGCACTTTTAATGCTTTGTGCCGTGGCTGCGCTGATAGCGCGACCAGATTTTGAGTTGTCTCCAGCGAGGTCTGCCAGGCCATCAGCATGATCGTGCATTGCGTTTGCGTGGTCTTGCATTGCGGCTTTTGCACTCTTTGCAAGTGCTTTCATGCTTTTTACATGCTCATCAATCTTTTGCTGATTTGTCGATGAGATCGGTTTACCAGCCTTAGCAGTGCGTCTCTGGTTGCTACTCATCCAACCGTAGTTGGGCTGGCTGTCACTGCCATACTGCATGGTGTAATCTGCTGGAGAGTAGCTGTAACCGCTATCTGAGATGTATTGAGTGAGGTTGCACTCAATGGCCTGAGCAACAAATTTGGTGAGCACCAGCTCCTTCCATTCGTCAAGCGCCTGGCTGATATCCTGCTCTGGCTGATCACCGATCTTGAAAGCATCTAGGACTGATTTGGTAATCGTGCAGAGAAATACGTCTCTCCAATCTTCCAACAAATCCTCTGCTTGCTCTTCATGATAATGATCAAGAAGTGTTTTCTTTTGCATTGTCGGTTGCTTGCCTTTTGCATCCTTTTCTTCCACTATTGCTCCTCCTAATCCATTGAATAGAGACTTTACAGTAGTTATATCTGCTAAGTCATTCATCGGAAAAATAACCCCCGAACCTTCAAGTATCTCTACTTCGATGAGTTCTCTGATATTCTCGCCTTCTTCTCGCACCCATTCTGTTTGATGAGCGATGTACCCCATACTCTGCTTGTTTAAAGATCCAAATTTATAGGAGGAATACATCTCCCTGCCTAACTGCGTATCAAGATTGAGGCGTGCCTTTATGAATAATCCTTTCTTATCTTCATCAGCATCAAATATGCCACCAGGAGGCAGTAGATCGGTGTCGTGGTTCCAAAGGTAAGGATAAAGGTAAGGATAGTTATTTGCTGCTTTTCGCTT